ACAACAAGTTATGGCATACGTTAGCGCTAGATGCACCTGTTTTGTCGTTCAATACACGTTCATATTCGTACAAAATAACGCCGTCATATTCGCCTAATGCACCTGTGAAAATAGGGTTTTTAGAGCCACGAACGTTGGCGTTTTGTTGTGCTGCAAGCCACTTAGCATCATCTTTCAAATCACGTGCCGCCCAAGGAGAAACTAACATAATGAATTTGTCCATACCGTCAACTTTAATAGGTTGTACTTTAGGGCCGTGCATTTGTGCTTTACGTTTAGCACGAGAAATGAGTGTAGTAGTCAATTTATCGTTAGCCGTAATAGATGCTTGCGTACCGGCAGAAGATGCATAAAGTGTTTCACCAGATGTAGGAGATGCGGAAAGCTTAGCGATTAACTTGTTATCTTGCCAATCTGCGAGCCACTGTTTTAACGCACCTTTGATTTCTTTTAGCATATCGTATTGTGTTTTTTGGTCGTCCGCTTCATAGCGAGAAACCGCATTACGTACTAATTGAGTTTGTACGGTGAAATCATAGATATTCAACGTTTCTTCGTTACCAGTCAATGTCGCACGGTTACCTTCAACACCGGCACCGCTTAAATTCATCATTAAGCCGAATGTAACTGCATCACCTTTTACGCCTTCTAAATCTTTGTTTTTATGTACAACGTTAGAGCCATCAAGTGCGGTGAATTTATCGAAGAAAGACTCTTTTAATCCTTCATGCCACACTTTTTTAGTCCAAATCTTAGGGACTAACGCCGCTGGGATAGTTACTTGATTTCTTTGTTCTGCCATATTTTACCTCTTACAATTCGTCAAAATATTTGCGTACATCGTCCGGCAATGCATCAAGATTGCCTGTGTCATACGCTTTCAAAATATCTTCTTCCGTTACCTTGTTAGGTGTAGGAACGCCACCATTTAGAGCGCCAGCCTTTGGCAATGTCGCCGCTACTTCTAGTGGGTTGTTTGGTACTTCGGTACTTGTCGCCCGTTCATTTTGCAATTCATCAACAAATTTTCTAATAGTTTCAAAATCAGCTTCGGTACCTTCGCCCATATCAACACGATAAAATGCATCGTTAATCGGTTGTGCATCGCGCATCGTCATTCCGTTTAACTTCTCTAAACCGCGTTGATACAACTCGTTAAAGTTTGGTAGCGATTTAATTTCATTTACGAAATTTAGATTAGTTTGTCGTTGTTGGTGTACTGCGATTTGCTGATTAGTAATCGCATATTCTGCGTTAGCTTCAAAACGAATAAATTCGTTGTACTTTTCAGCATCTTCATACATCAAACCTTCTAAATCTTCCGCCGTCATATTGAAACGTTTTAACGCTTCACGGCGAACGAAATCGCGAATATTTGATACTTCTTCTTGCGGCAATTCAATCGGTTTTTGCTGCGCTTCGAATTGTCTAGCGCGTTCTTCCGCCGCTTTACGTCTTGCGCGTTCCTGTGCAAGTGCCGCCTTTAAGTTCTGATCGTTCGCATGATTTTCTTCTTCCGTTTCACCTTCGTTAGTATTCGGAGTTTCTGTTTCTACTTCCGCATCATTTGCATCACTTTTAGCCGCATCATTTGTAGAGGGTTCATCTGTTGCAGTTTCCTGTGTCCCCGTTTCTTCGGTTGTTTCTTCCAGTTCTACGCCCGCGTTTTCTAAATCTTCTGGAGTGAAACCAGCTTCTTCGATGTTTACTAAATCTTTTTCCATATCAAATACTCCTTTGCCTTTTAACGTCATTGCTGGACGAATATAAGAATATGGCAGTTTAACGCCGTTACCGGGCGAGTATATAAGTGCAAGTAGTTTAACGCCATTACTTAGGGCGAAATATAAAAAACGCCCCATATAGGAGCGTTTTATTATTGTGTTGATAGTTTATATTACATACCGCCTAAATCGTTCATAGGTGGCAAAATTGGCGGCACATTTTGAATGTTTTGTTGTTTACCTTTCAAAGCTAGCCGTTCCGCCATGATTTGTTGTGGTGAAATCTCAACGCCTAGCGTTTGCAAGTACATACTCAATGCTTCCGCTGGCATATCATCTAGGCTGCCGCTAACACGCAATTCTGGCATAGCTGGCTTTTCTGACATTTCTTGAATACGTTTCTTGACGGTTTCTTTCTCTGGGAAGTCCATAAAGTCGAGGATAATATCCATAGGAATATCAACGCCACTCTTCTTAGCTTCCAATAATTGATATAGGTTAGCTTTACGAGCCGTTGCGCTCGCTTGGCTTGTGCTAATCACGATATCGAAATCAAAGCAACTCAAATCATACAATACTTGTTTGATTGGGTTTCCCTCTTCATCTAATTTAGGTTGCCCGAACGGATCCGTGATAATTTGCTCTTGCATTGGTTGACCTAATTCCGGTTGAATTTGTACAAATTCCTTCTTGCCGTCGTCGCCCAAAATTCGCATTGCCTTTTCTTGGTTGTAGAATTGAGGAATTAAACCCGGAGCGTTTTTCTCACCCCATAGCAATTTAACAATTTGCAACTCCGCTTCTTTTGTTTGTGCAAATATATCCGCCGTTTGTACGGTTGTTACAGATTGACGCAAATCAATTGCCTTGCCGCTCATAGAACCAATACTACCGGAAAGGCTTTCCGGGGTTATACCGCTAATAGAATAAAAGTCATTGTCCGCTTGTTGTTCCAAAGTTAGATTAATAGCGCTATCCATTGACGGCGTACCGTCTTGGAATGTAACACCCGGCTTCAAGAATATATTTGCTCCCGGTGTTGTGCTTTTCTTTTCGATCGTTTTCTTATCGTGTTCATCTATTTGACCTTGCCAGAACTTAACACCTAAGGACTGTTGATTAACAACATGCATTCGTTGGCTTCGGTTTTTATTCTTTTCACGTTGCGCATCTTTAAGATCACGCACAACGCCGGCTGGTTCTAGTTCATCATCTATTAATTCACCCGTATAGTAACAATATTCACGCACTAGCGGGAATTTACCGTGCTTATAAGGACTTTCGCCCTCTTCTAACAGCACACTATCGGAGAATGTTGCATATCTGATTTTAGTATCTGGTATGCTAGTAGGTTTCTTTCCTGTAGCCAGTAACACAACAAATAGCGGGTTGTTTTCATCAATTAAGCCCTCTTTTGTCATATATACATTCTTTTTGCCGTATTCTTTGTACCAGTATTGAACTACACGAACCTTTTTATACTTTTCGTTGTACCATAACGCTTCACCGTTAATGGTTTCAATCGCGCCGGCTTCTAGTTCTGTATCGTCATATTTATGACTCAACATATCAATTTCATTAGCCTTATCCGGATATACCTGTTTTAGCTTTCTTGTGCTTTCCCAACTATACCGGCCGACGAATTGAGCATCGCTTAGGTTTTCTTCTGTGCTTTCCGGATCAATGAACACATCAAAAGGAGAAACACGGTCGATTTTAATTGCACCGTCTAATTTTTGGTAATCAAATTCATAGCTTACCCAGTAATTGGCTAAACCGCAAATAATCTTATCGCGGAAACATTTCCCCTTATTGCGTTGATAGTGCGCGCGGTCTAAACAGTATTTTGTAATACCTTTCGCAACGCGGCTTATTCTATCATCTTCTTCGCTACGTGGTAAGAAGTCCGGTTCTGTTTCGTTTTGTGATGCATAACCGCACAACAGATTAACAGTTGCCCGTATTCTATTGATTGTAATTACAGGGCGACCAGCTTCGCGCATCTTTTTCAAGTCGGCATCTTCCCATTGTTTGCCTTGCATAAATGCATAATCTTCGGCAGCATTTCGCCGCCAGTTTGACGTAGCACTTAATGCACTTTTAACATTCGCTTTCGCTTCGTATATATCAAATGTTTGTTCTATATCCATTATTCCACCATTTCAGAACCATAAATCATATCGTACATTTGCTCTATTTGCCATTGTGGCATCACTTGTGCAAATTCTGCTAATTCTTCATCGGTGTATTTGGCCGGAATAATAACGCCTTTTTCTTCACGTTCGCCATATTCCGACTTTAGCACCTTATAGGCGTAATCACGTAACGCCTTTTCACTCATACGCCCCATGCAGTAACTTCCCCTTCTATATCATCATCATATCTATAACCGTCATTAAATTGTTTATCTGGTTTGACTGATTTTACAGGTCTAGCCATGCACATATAACGCACCGCATCATATGCATGATCTTCTTGTTTTGTATCCACATCTTCGACTTTGATTTTATCGTATGTTAAAGCTGGTAACGTTCGTATTAAATGTACGCAATTACTAAATATCTTTAACTTACCTTCTTTTAATCGTTGATGCACTTGCATAAGTCCGGCCAATCTATCATTATCAGCACGTACCCAATACACGCCTTCCGTTGCGAATATCTCCGCAATCGTTGGGCCGTCGTGGCCTGTTCGTTGCCATATTGCTGGATCCGCCACGCCTTGATAGTCTTTCAAATGTTCTATTTTTTGTGCAACTTCCCGCGCGGTTTCTTGCGTTCCTGTATCCGGCATGCCCTGCTTGCAACCGTAATATTCACCAGTAATATATAAAACATCGTCATAATCGACCGCATAAGAATATACTGCATATGGTTTCGTATATCCCCAGTCCATTGAACGATACCGTTGCCAATGATGCGGTATTTCAAATGGTTCTATTACATGCTTATCGGTTCTGAATTCCGTGAATACTTGACCTTCAAATATATTCCAGTCGCCGTCTAAGTATGCTTTACGTAGTTTTTCCGGCAAGGTATTCAATGCATCTATATAAGACTGTGATAGATGCGGGTTATCGCTTGCCCTTGCTTGGATATATGCAATCTTATCGGCGAACGGTTGCATTTCTTTTGTAAAGTTTCTATCAATAAATAAATCCTTTACCCACATATGGCCTTTACCGCCCGGATTAGTTGCAGCTATTAACTTAGTATCAGTTATACCAGTCCAGCGTAACCGCATGCGCAAAAAGTCGAATACATCGCGACTGTTCAAGGTTAATTCATCAATAGCAATAGCAGCGAATTCGCTTGAAAGGTATTTGCTTGGCTTATCCAAATTTCTAAAACAGATAATGCCGCCGCCCAATTCATCATTCAATGTGAATTCGTGGTTACTTTCCTTATAGGTTCCTAACCATTCCGGAAACTCCATTTTGATTTTAGAGATTTGACGATCATCAAGGCTTGGGTAATCTTCACAAAACAACCCAACACGTATGCCTTTAATTCCTGTTTTAATAAACCAGTCGATTAAAAGCCAAATTAAACCCCAGCGGAGTATATATGATTTACCACCACCAGCAGCGCCGCCATATAGTGTATATATGTTTTGCTTAACCGCACGCAAGAATTCTTTTTGCTTAGGCGTTGGCCGTATCACATCGCGAAACAGATTTGTTTTACTCATCTGTATCACTCAATTCATTATTATCAATAACTAACTTAACGGCGCTTTCTGTTGTGATTTCCTGTTGTATCTTATCACGCCATTCTTTAGACTTGCGATTTTTAAGCCAGAATATAATTGCCGTAGTGTTTCCCTTTAACGCTTCCTTATATAGTGCATTTTCAACTTGCAAATCTGCTTCATCTTTTCCTATTTTTAGGGCGTTCGATATTTTCGGTGATTTCTTGCGCCATTCCCATAAGGTAGAAACAACAATACCCATATTGCTGGCTATCTGTTCATTTGTTAAACCGTTACGCGCCCAGCCTTGTAGCAGTAAAATCTTTTCTTCTGCTTCCCAATCTTTATATGTAGTCTTTGCCATTGTTTCACCCCCCTTACTTTAGAATGTTATTGTCTTTTGCTTTCATACGCCTATGTGATCGCTGACATATTCCAGCTGCTTGCTTAGATGCGTGTTGGCTAGTGCAATATGTTTGGCATCGTCCATCATATTCGATTGTTTCAGCCGTGCATATGCCGTGCTTATCATTGTTCAAACAATGCTTTCTATCGCAATGAATTTGCGTCATATTGCTATCCTTTCCAATAATCACATTACACATTTCGTGTAATTTAGAAAAATACGGTTGACGTGTCGCGGTTACCGTGTTATACTCTAATCAAGGTAAGGGGAACGAACCCCAATAGTTAATCATAAGGAGAAAATAAAATGTACACATTAAAAGACTTAAACTCAAATCAAGCTTGGAACTTTGAAAACACAACACAAGCATCTGAATTTATTTCAACTATGTCATTCGGTTTTGAATGGCAATTGCTAGACACAAATAATCAAGTTATCGCAACTCACATTTACGAATAAGAAGGAGGAAATTAAAATGTTTGAAGTTACAACTCGCTATCCTAAATATCATCGTTACGGTTCTTATCAAACAGCATGGGAAGCTTTAGAGGGCGCTATGGACGTCCTCGAAAGAAAAAGCCACGCCACTCAATTAACATGGTGCGGCACAAACCGTGAGTTTTACGAAGAAGTTACAGACGCAGCCCCTACAGTTGACCTCACAGACGAAACATGGATCATTGGTGATGGTGATTTCTTCACCGTTGTTGAACGTAATGCAACAGCCGACGAAATCAAATTAGCGTTGCAAGACATTACACGAGATATTGAAATTGAGGGGGTTGAATAATGTCCACTCCAAACAAAATAAAAGAGGCTCGTTTAAAAGCGGGTCTCACTCAAAAAGCTGCTGCCGAATATTTAGAGATGCCGCTCCGCACTTTCCAAGACTGGGAATACGGTTCTAACGCCCCTAAATATGTAATTAATATGGCAGTTAAAATGTTAAATGCAATTCAAAACAACAAAAATGATAGCCGCTAGATAATAGCGGCTTTTTAATTACTCAAAACCAAACACGCCACAACTTAATGCGATCTAGCATCAAAACAATTTGGGTTAATTTGGTCTAAAACCTTTACATAATAAATGCAGCATGTTCAGTTTTCAATAA